TACTCCATACCAAAGAGGGCGTTTAAACCCGGCTCTAATTCCTTGGCGAGTTGTGCTCTTGAAATTGCCATAGTTAACTCTCCTTATGATATAGCAGCATCAGCGTCACCACTAGAAGAGGCGAACACATGATTATTGAGTTTAACGATATAAGAGATACCTGCGGCAGAGTGGTCAGCATTAGTCACATCCTCATGAACACCCACAATCATTAGGGGATTCGAAGGATCTGATGCTTCTGCTGTTGATATATCTATCATAGCACTTGAAAGACCAGTTGTGGTATTTCCAGCAGTAGCAGTTGCTAATTGTGCTGTTTTAAATATATCTGCTCTCGCAGTTGCCTTATCAGTGTTTGTACCATCCGAACAAATAATATATTTTTGCATCGGATTGTCATATATAAAACACTTTATATCAAAATTAGCGTTGGCAGTTCCGTCACCGCCCCACTGATTTTTAAAAGTTAGTTTACCTGTTGTTGCATCAACGTATTCACAACCAGCAAAAACACCGAGGAGTTGTTTACCATCTCCGTCTGCACTTGTGATGATTGCCGCAGTTCCACCTGTTAACTCGACTTCAACTGGAGAACCTTGGAAAATCGCTGAAGCATCGCTTTTGATAAAATACTGATTAGTTGAGTTGGTGCCACCACCAATAACACTAATCGGCTTTAATCCAAACTTTACGTTTACATTAGCCATTTATTTAGCTCCTTATTGCTTCATTAAAGTTACTCGGCATTAGGATTCATCTTACTCCCTTTACCGAAAGATACACGACTTTGCCTATCCGGTTTATGGATAGGCATTGAGGGGTGTTGCTCCCTCATTAGGTTTTCATCAACGGCTTTCATTTGGTTGCGGGTCTGGTCCCGAAAATATTCAGTTCTTTCTTCTACCGTTTCGGTAGGTATCCGTGCTAACATTAAACCACCAACACCGATAACTCCTTTGTTTTTACCCTCTTCAATAGTCGGATACTTTGCAGCCGAAGCACCGTATTCATCGGCTCTGACTGGTTCCCATCCTTCTCTCATTCTGGAAAAAACATTCGATTTATCATCTTCACCTCTTAAGTGAGTTCTGATCCAACGATGTTCAAATCCATCTGGAGCGGGGGGAGCATCCAACTTTGCTGGAGGTTGCCAAGGTTTTCTCCTTGAGGTATTTGCACGATTTGTGGTTTCTCGTGAAATTCTATTTGTAGCCATAATCTTACTCCTTCACATGCTTTGCATATTCTTCTAAAGGAACACCCAATCTCTTTGCTATCGCAATCTGCGATGGAGTTAGCTTGACTGTTCTACTCCTCTTTGCTCCTGACCTTGATGCTGTACTACCAGCAGAGGCAACTCTAGGAGCATTAGACTTTCTGTTATCCGAAAACTTATGTGAGAACTCGGATCTAATTCTGTTATCGAGTTCAGTATAGTAGTCTTCGCTGTTTGGGTCAAACCCTTCTTGCTCAATCATTGTCTTATGTATGCCAAAAGCAGCATAAGTCATTGTCTGATCTTGCCCGAACCATGAATTATCTTGTGCCCATTTCTCTGCTCGAGGGTCTGGTCTTGGTTGAGTTTGTTGGGGTTGAGCTTGTTGAGGAGGAGCAGCTTCTTGTATTTTCGCCTGCTCTTCTCTGTCTGCTTTTATTTTTTTAAGATTTGCCTCTTCCATAGCAATTCTTGATATGTTTTGTTGTGCTTCATACAAAGCATCTGCATCTCCAGACTCTAACGCTTTCTTATATGCTTCTTTTGCAGCTTGAGATTGAGCTGTTACCCTCGTATCAAACTCCCCTACATAGTTAGTGTCTAGTTTTTCAAGCCTTTGCTTGAGTTCTTCGTTCTGTTTTTTGACAGATTCTGCATAAGAGAGTGCAGCTTGTCGCTGTCGCTCTTCTTCCCGAAAACGGTTCGTAAGTTTGCTAATACGTTTCTTAACAGTGTCGGAATATTCAGACAAGTCTTCATCATCTGCCACTTGCTCTTGGTTTTCGGCTGTGCCTTCGGTATTTCCGACAGTTGAATTTTCGGTGGTCTGCCTCTCTTCTTCTTTTTCTCCATCTTCGATTACCTCCACTTCTTCAAATAGTTCTTCTTGTTTTGCGTTTTGCATACTAGGCTCCGTATGTTTTTATGTCATCTGGGTTGACAATGGTTGCAATGACTTCATCATCATTGATTATTCTAACTTCCCCACCTTCTATTTGGAATCGTGAACCAGCGTAGCGACCTATGCACACCCAATCGCCTTCATTACACCAGTCTCCTTCTGTTCCAAATTTGTCTACATCCTTATAAGCAAGAGGTCCCTTCTTAACCACATAAGCTACAACTGTAGCTCTAGATTCTTTTTCTCTTACAGAATCTGGGACATGGATACCACCTTCAGTGGTATCTCTACCCATATACGGCATAACTAATATTCGCCATCCAGTGGGTTTTGGTACTCTGTCTTTTAGGGATAAATTTTTAGCTGCTTCGTCAGCTTTTTTCTTAGCTTCTTTTTGTCTAAGAACGTATTCAGGCACTATTAATGTCATCGTCTACCTTTTCTAGCAGGGTTCTAATTTGATCCAATGCGTAGGATAGACCCTGAATTTCTCCTACCATTGCTTTATAACTAGCCATATCAGAAGCATTACCACTAGTCAACGCCATACTGATCTCTTCTATCCTTTGATTTAAGGACTTTTGATATTTATATAAGAAGTCGGTTACTTTCATTTATATAGATATTTTTCTTTGTGAGTCTGCAAAAAATTTATCTCTCATAAGTCTATCATACTCTGGGTTATAAAAATCTTGTCTTTGTGGTTTGCCAAATCCTAAGTTTTCTTTATTAAAAATATTACCTATGTCACTAAAACTATCAAATTGTTTGTCTTGATAGTCTCTCATTGCTTCTTTAAAAGCACCTAATCCACGATCTTTTTCAATCATTCTACCAGAATAATTAATATTAGGATTAAAACCTCTTACACTGTCTCCTTCAAATATTCTTGAAGGCATGTTTAGAGCCTTTTCTATAGCTTCTTTGTTAAAAGGACTCTTTACTATGTCTGTCATATTTGAAATGTTCGTGATACCTGAAGCATTAAAATTATCTGCTGTTCTAAAAGTAGGTGGCTCACCCATAATACTATCTCTTCTACCAGATAAAAATTCTTTTTCATATGGAGAGAGTCTTTGTGTTTCCCTTTCTAAATCTGAAAAATTTAATATATCAGAGACATTACCCATAGGAAAAGCACCAGGTAAAGGTGCACCCGTTGACGTAGCAAACTGGAATCTATTCTGTCCAGAACCTGGGACTATCTGTATTCCAGGCCCAGAATCGATTGGTGTTGGAGGACCTTCTTCAAAAAAAGGTTGATTAGTTGCATCTGCTACAGATATGTTTGCCTCTCTCGATAAATCTGGACGGATGTTAGTTATACCGGCAGTTGGTATAAAAGCATTTTGTTGTGACATATCTCCAAGAAATCTGTCAGAAGGATCTAAAGTCCCCATATTTGCTTGTTCGTTTGATATATTAGGTATGGAATTATCAGAACTAAAGAGATCTGGTAAAGAAATGCCACCAACTGCATCACCCATTTTACCAAGAGCATTTTTTGCATCCGTAAAAGTTCCCATAATACTGTCTAGTAGTCCACCAATACCAATTTTTTGTATGCCTTGAATCATGGGTGGTAGTTTTTCTTGTGCAATTCTTTCTACATCTGAATAATATTTAGGTCCAAGTGGGCCTCTTTCTCCTTCTATCTGAGGTCGTAAAGAAGACGGAACAGTTAGTCCACCAGTCCCGCCGAAGTTGTTTGTAGGATCTAAACCCCTAGATATATCTAATGCCGCTGCAAATGCAGGGTCATAGTTTGACATACCTACTACATTAGATCTATTTTGTCCAAATTGTGGTTGAGCTACAAAGTTAGCTATCTCGAATGGAGTTGGAGTAGTCGCACTATAGTCTTCAGCGCTATCTCCAGTAGAAAAGTCTTGAGAGGTTGTACCAGAAACACCAAATCCTACTTGAGACGCATCGTCAAAATCTCTTGACGACATACCATAATCACTAGGATCTCCATAACCATCATCAAAATCTTCGTCCACTAACGAACTCCTCTAAACCCAGTTCCTTGAACCGCCATGCCACCACCACGCATTTTCATGGTGCCACCTTTTTTCTTGAATCCCATTTTATTACGGACTGGTGTAGGTAACTTACTTAGACCTTTGCCCTTGCTACCAGGTGGTACATCTTTAAGACCGCCCATAGCTTTCTTTACTTCTTTAATTGCTTTTTCGTTTTGTTTAGCAACTTTTTTACTAAACTCTTTATCTAATGATTCAGTTTTATCTGCCTTCAGACTTTTAGGTCTTGGTTTAGGCATAGGGACTTTCTTTTTCTTTGGAACTATTTTAATAGGCATGTAACCCTCCAGTATGTTTGATCCACCATCTTTGCGTTTCTTGCCTTTATCGACAAGTTTTTTTGCCTTATCATATGATATTGACATATCTTTTGCAAACTGTCTAATCCTTGTCATGAACTTCCTCTACTTTCGTATTACACATTGGACACTCATAAGTAACAAATCTCTTGATTCCATAGAAAGGTATTGGCTCTTCCTCTACTGTTTTTGTATATGCTATCTTGTGTATGTAACATATTTCGTCTTCGTTCATCTTCTTTTTCCTAGCATGTATTCTTAAATGTCTAAATAAATCTTGCACTAAAATCTATTTTTCTTCAACCTATTGACATGCTTACGATAAAAATAATTACCTATTTTATTAAAAAATCTAAATAATTCTAAATTTATTCTTGTCATTTTTTAGTATCCGTTTTTTTCATTTTATCATAGCTCCTCATGCCGCCGATTCCGAGCATACCAAACATCAAAGGCATCATCACAGACATATCCGCCTGCGGTATCATAATCCCAAACCCAGCACAAATCGGTGCTACCATGTAATTTATACCTAGCGATAGTCCTGAAATCCAACCAATTAAAGGTCGCCAAGAGCTTTGAAACCAGTTGCCTTTAGCATCTTCTTTCAATACTTCTATTTGAGCGAGTGCCAATTCCTGAGCATGTTTCTGTGACATGGTGGCTATATCGTGAGCCAGCTTTGCCTTCTGATCTGCATCTGGAATGAATTTGTCTAGTAGTCCAGTAACTGGACCTATTAACGCTTGTAACATTATTTAACTCCGTTCTTTGCCATGTAAGCTGACGTACCCATGTATGTACCGACAATGCCAGCGCCTGAAATGTAGAAAAGTGACGAGATTTCAGCCAGTGCTTCTACTCTAGGAATGGGTACTATAAACATTGCAGCCGTAAAAACTCCCATACCTATAAGAGTGTATCTAGCCATGCGTAATTGTGCAAGATTTTTGCGTAATTTTGTCTCTGTCTCCTTGATTTCTTTAGCTCTCTGAAGCTCCTCATCCGTGATCGTATCGTCTCCATCGAGATCGTACTCATTCAAGATCGAGTCTTTTTGTAACCTTTTTTGTGTCATTTGTTTTTTACCGCATTGTTTAAAGAGCTTATTACATCGTCTATGTTCGGTTCTTTACCCCAAGGATTATAAACACATTTATATTGTCTTGGACACCAACTTTCAATCATCATCTCATATGTCTTATTATTCCCTATATAAATACAAGCCATCATACCAGTTTTTGATTTTATCCTTTTTTTCAGTCTACAAGTTGTATATTTTTTTTTTTGATTTTACCTTGCCATATCTTTTGTTCTCTTGTGTATTCTTTTGGCTTGTAAATATAGCCATCTGCCTTTGCTTTAGCAGACCATACAGATGCAAGTAATAAAGCAAATCCACCTATAATCAACGCAACCACTAACCAAGTAAGAGCTTCACCTATTTGTCGTCTCATTTGTTGTTGTTTGTAAACTGTCTCTTGACGTTGCTTTCTTATCTGTCCTTCCATAGCCAAAAGTTCCTCATAAGCTCCAGGCCCATGAGTCATATTCAAAAACACCTTGAGTTCGTACCTTTGTTCCTCAAGTTTCTTCTTTGCAGCGTATGCAGCCATTGCCGCCTCTTCGATAGAACCAGCTTTAAACAGTTTACCAAACAAGGGAGGATTTTTTGCTTGTTTTTCTGCGTTGTCAACATCCGATACGGCTCCCATCCATCTACCAATGTCTCCAGACATCTGTTCAATGTCTCTTCCCATTGCAAACCCAGCCTTGATTGCACTAAATGCTTTTGACGCTACACCTACGGCAACCGATATAGTAACTGGATCCATGTTGTTTACCTTTTGAGAGAAGCCTGCGTGTTTATTCTGTAAATATTTACATCATTTCTGTCGTCTGCAATTCCCTCTTGCGTTTTTGTTCTTTGTTGTGCCAATTCATACGCTTGTTGTAGTTTTGCTGAATCAATTTGAAAACTCATCATGTCGTTTATGGATTTTCTCTGCAATTCGGCAGTGTCATTCTCTAATTCTTTCTCTCGAATGGCTACAAGTGGGTCTGGCTTCTGTGCAGGCTCAATCATAGGCATGATTTCCTTCAATATCTCGCCAATTTGTTGCGAAATCGCTGCTTCTACGGCTTCTGGTGCAATTTGTGGGACTTCTTCACCTCTTTGTTGTGCCTCTTGTATCATTGTTTGGAAGAATTTGGTCACTTGATCTCTTGCCAACGCACTAACATGTTCTTGAACATGAGATTGTAACATTAAAAAGCCTTGAGGGTTGGCTTGTGATACCATGTTCGATAAAAATATAGCATGAACCATCAAATGTGCCTCATGATCTTGCTCGGGGAACACTTGCAGTGGTGCTCCTTTCATAGAATTAGCATTTTCTGTTGCTGGATCTACGGCAGCAGGTGGTTTCGGCGGCGGTAAAATACTATCTATGTTCTTTACATCAAGTGCATCATACATTCTTCGATATGCTTCATACTGATTATGTATCTGTGGTGCAGCCTGTGCCAGTTGCAGTTGTGTTTGAGCTAGTGTCAATCTTTGTGACATAGAAAATATGTTTGGATCACTCACTGGAAGTATATCTACACGCCCATCAAAGTCTTTTTCCATTATTTGTGGCTCAACACCACCTACAGAATATGGATAAGGCATTGGGTTTTGTGAGAAAATCTCTGCTAACATACGAAATTCTTGTTTTTGTGCGTAATGTAAACGCTTGTGTATGCTTGAGATAATTTTTGATCCTTGCTCGATCAACGCAACTGTTGTTCCAACGGGTGCTTGAGAATTAACATCGGATACTTTAGCATCTGCAACTTGTGCAAAACGTCTACCAGAATCAACAACAACACCCAACAACTGTGCAAGAGTCCCAGACGGCTCTTTATAGGGAAGCGGTATAATGGAGTTCTTCAAGTCACCGCCTGGAACATCAATGTCTCTAAACTCACCAGGATTTAAAGGTTCGTCATCATTTCTGATTCGAACACCTCTTGCTTTAAAACCTGCTGGTAAGTTTGATAATGTGCCTGCGTCTATTAACTGTCTTAAAATAGAAGTCGCAGCACGAGATAAGCCTCCGATTGTGTGCAATAAACCGAAGCCGTAAAAACCAAATCCTGGTAAAAATTTGAAATGAACAAAATATTGCCTCTTTCGTTTTAATGGATCTTGTTCTCTAAAGTTTCTAACCACCGATAGCACTTGATTTGAATTTTGATCGATGGTGACAATATAAGGTAGCATAATACCCGAAGGCTGCCCTTGACCATCCATATCTTCAAAACCTTCCAAGTCCAAGTCAACATGAACTTCGAGCAATGTGTAAGAGTCGTCTGAATAATTGGGATGTAATCCTTGAAGCTCATCAGTCTTTTCTTGGATAGCTCCATCATCTTCTCCATCATCGCTTGAAGATAGCTCAACATCTTTATATACTCCAGCAACTTGCAGTTTACGAATATCATTGTAGCTCATTCGTACCATGTGTGTCACTCGTTCTGCTGTTCTAATATCAGAAGCAGAGTACGGAACTATCATATCCTCGGCAGGTACAAACTTAGACACTGCCCTTTGTTTCGTAGGATCAAAGTAAACTTTCTTAAAAGTAGAACCAGTAAGTGGCAAATAAAACAACATCTGATCTGTGTCTTGGTCATACTCTTCCATGACTTCAGTTATCTGATAGTTCATGTAGTCTTTGACTCGTATCGCTTGATCTTCTGTTTCTTTTGTTGGCATACCCAAGACTTGTGCTTTTACTGGACCGCCACTTGGTAACATTTCTTTGTATGCTTGTGATTGAAATTGTGTTGTAGCTTCCGATAACAACGGATGTGTTACACCACTTGCACCCAAGAACGGATCACTTCTATCTTCATAATTTATACCTAGAAGTCCTAATCCTTTGGCAATCGCTTCTTCCCAGTCTTGTCTGGATTCCAAATCTTCTCTAACTTTTCCTTGTAAATCAGATGCAATAGACGCTAACTCTCCTTCGTCTAAAACTTCTGCAAGATTAGCATCATGATTGTATGGCTCTGCCATAACTTCCATCTGCTCACCAGTATCTAACTCGATACCTTCTGGTAGCATTGGTGGTGTATCATCTAGTTCTATTTGTAAACTATCTGCTTCTGGCTCGATAGTTCCACCTGCTCCTATACTTTTTTCCACCATTGGTGCTATTTGCATTGGTTCTCTTGCCATTAACTTGCCTTTCTAAATTTACTAAAAATACCACCTTTTGCCATTCGTGGTATATTAGAATCAGCTTTCTTACTCGCTTCTTCTATTGTTAAGTCTACTATTCTATGTAGATCATCGTCAATCGCATTTGGTATTTCTTGTTTTTTACCTACTCTAGCATTACCTACTCTTCCTTGTGTTTTGGCTGCAATGACTTCGTTTGCAGTAATATAACCTTGACCATATTTTTTCAAAGCCTTTGACAAAGGCTCACCAATCGCAAAATCATACGCTTTTTTCTCATCTAAATCACCATATTCTTTTCTTTGAACTCTACCACGGAGATAGCCTCTTTGTCCTACATCGTCATAAGCATCCATTGATGGAAAAACAACTCTTTCAAAACCCATTTCTTTTGCTTTCTTGATTACGTTATGAGCCATTAATTCTGTCATTTGACCATAATCAAGAACTGGTGGATTTATCTTAAAAGTTTCAAAAGAATTATTTGGAGATTTTTGATGTTTAATTATATCTTCTAAAGTCTTTTTTAAATCATCTGGCAGTTTGTCTCTTAAATTTTCTAGTATCTGATCTAAGTCTTTGTCCCTATTGAAGTCCTCTAACTGAACCATACTATCTTGTTCTAGAGCTTCTGCTTTAGATAGTTTTGTTTCTAAATACTCTTTGTCTTTTTTAAATTGTTCTAGTCCTTTTTTTGCTATGGAGGACTCTATGATTGTAGAACTACGAATAAAATTATCTTTAACATAAGTATCAAACGCATCATTAATTGTTTCTCTTTTTCTATTGCTTAATTTTTTATTAAATTCTTTTTCATCCCATAATTTAGTAGTTTTAAAGAACCTAGTAAAAGCAGTTTGTCCAGGAAGTATTTTAGTATTACTTTTGCTACCTACATTTTGTGGTGTAAGTGTGTTGTAAAAACTACCAGAACGTAACACTGGTATTTTTTTAAGTGTCTTGCTGTATTCGTCATACACCTCATCTCCAGCTTTTGCAAAAGCTGCTGCTATAGGACTTCTACCTTTTAATTCTTCTAAAGAAAAAATGAGATTGTCTAGACCATCTTCTTCTAAGTCTCCTTTTGATTCTAACCCAAAGTCTGTTAGAAGATCATCAAAAACTTTTCTTCTTTGTTTGTAATGCTCTCCCGAATAATATCCAACACCATCTCCACCTTTGTTTGCGTCTTTATCTTTCAATATAGAGGCGAGTCTATCTTTTATCTCTATAATATTATCTGATTCCATAAGTTGTGTGACTTTAGGATTATTCATAACTTTGTTAAATATTTCTGTTTTTATCAAACTAGCTTCTATTTTTCTTTCTCTGTCATTCATCAAGTATCTTAAAGTTTTTTCTGCATTGGCTCTGTCTTTAAAATAATCGGGACCATTAGCTATGCTTTTTACTCTTATGTAGTCTTGATAAGATACATTGGTTTTGTTAAGTGAATTAAAAGCACCATCAGGACCAGACGTACCTGGGGTACCTAACTTACCTTCTTGATACATTTTTGTCAGATCAGCATAATAATCTCTCATCATATCTATGTCTGATATAATCACTTTTCTGCCGAGTGTTGGATCACCAAAAGGTAAATCAAACAAGCGAAGTTGATAAGCAACTTCTGTGTTCTTATCAGTCAATATTTCAGAAAGAATATCCACATCACCTTGAGTCCCATATCTAGCTTTACTAGCTTTCTTTACTGTATCTAATTTAAGCTGCTCATCAGTCATGGTTGATAAAGTAGTTCTCTCAGGTCCAGTAAAATTAAGAACCTTCGACATGTCTTCTTCATCTAAACCTCTACCAGTTGGCAAGTGTTCGCCTTGACTAGTTCTACTGTTTTTATAAAACATTGACGCAAGGATTGGTGACATATTCGCATCACGATCCATTAATCTTACACCACTAACTCCAGTGTCTGCGTCTAGAAGATCTTTGATGATTTGTTCTTTGGCTTTTTTAAAATCAGCAAGAAGAATTTTATCTCTGTTTAATCTTAAATCTGTTTCAAAAAAAGCTCTTTTCGCATCTTTCGAAGCGTTACTTAAAGTTGTTAATTCGTTTCTAGCTTCCTCTGCAATCTTAGAAGAACTTTCTGCTTGTCTTTGTAAAATAGCTTTTTCTTCTGCTAAGTTTACAAAACCAGTGCCTAACTTCTTATCCTCTTTTACAATCTGTAAAGCATCCATTCTAGTTTTGTTTGTCATAACTCTAGGAACACCAAGAATATCATTATCACCCAGTGTCGCTCCTTCATCTAGTGCTTGAAAGAAACTTCTCATGCTTGTGTTTTTATCCATTCTACCACTGGATCGAAGTAATCTATTTAACTTTTCTAACTCTGGATTAGTAAGATTTCCTATATCACCTTCTACGTTTGACTTACTGGCGTTTCGTTTATCAATAAGTTCTTTTATTGTTGCATTTATTCTTGGATCTTGTGAAACAGCTGTTAAACCTTTATCACCTGCTTGATTTGATTGTATTTCATTTATAGAAAGTGTTTTATATTTTCTACCAGTAACTGGATCTATAGTATCCATAGCACTAGCTCTTATATGTCCTTGATAATTTGGCACTCTGTAACCATGTTTTTTACCAGGCAATAATTGTTTCAAAGATGTTGTCTCACCCATAGCTTTGAAATAATCATCAACTTCAGCTATCATTTTATCCACTGTATTTGCACTTGAAGCATCAGCTTTTTTACCGAGTAACATCTGTTGTCCATCATCACCAGAAAACAAAAAAGTAAAATTATCTGTTTTAACCAAATCTTGGTTTTGCTCAGAGAAAGAACCACCTGATCTACTCATGTCTTGAACTTTTAATTCTTGTATACCAGTGTAGGACCATGGATTATGGTCATTATAAGTATCCATCTTGTCTTCTGCTTCTTTCAACTCTCTTTGAAGTGCCGGTTTACTAGGATCATTATCGGGTAACGCCCTCGTTCTTGTTTCAAGATCTCTTATTTTGATGGATAATTCTGCTTGTTCAACTCCAGAATAAGTATTCATTTTTATTTCTGGCTTGAATAAACTAGCTAAGTTAATAACTTTTTCTTTTGTCATAACCTCTTTTGGGTTTAACTCTAGGTATCGTATCAATCCAGATTCTATCGCTTCTTTACCTAATCTACTTTGTAACCCAACACCACCAGAATCTTTTAGTCCCTCGCCACCAAATTTTTTACCAAATTCTGGTTTAAGAGCGTTCTTAAAATAACCCAACAATTCTTCCCCAGTCGGCTTTTTAGTAAAATCTATGCCTTTAATTTCAAACTCACCAGTTTCTTTTACTATGGCTCTACCACGATTATCCTTTACAACCCTACCATCTTTATCTAGTTCGGGTCGCATTTTAGGTTTTCTTACACTGAGTTTACTTGACTCATCACCTACTTTACCTAACTCATTCAATAAATTAGAAAACACAGAACCAGTTGGAGTTAACCTAGCATCAGGGTCTGGGGTAAGTTCATCAAAGAACGGATCCTCTGCTTTTACTTTTTTTGATTGCCCACCATCTGGAAAACCTTGTGTCATGTAAAGACGTTCACCTACTGTTTCTGGTACGTCATTCAAGGGATTTAGTAAGTTATCACCACCAGCAGTCGCTAGTGCATAACCACCACCACCATTGTTTGGTGGATATTTATTTGTTCTAGAAGCTAATCTTGCCGTTGCTATCGCTTTTGTTAACAATGCTCCAGGAGCCAAGGCTCTACCAGCACTCTCCAAGTTCTCATCTTTTCCTATGTTGTCAAACGAAAACTCTGGAAAGTCTTTACCCATAAATGTTTTAGCAAGAGCTTCAGAACCATAACGATCTATTAAACTTTGTATGCCTGCTGGAGTCTGTCCGTATTTAACATCATAGTAAAGACCAGTTAGGTCGGCGGGCAATCCGAGTATATCAGCAGTTTCTCCGACCAGTAACCCCTTGCCCAGTCTTTTAAAATCTTCTAATGTTTTTCCTAATCCTTGTGGTACTGGACCACCTGGAAAATATGGTTCTGCCATTATGTAATCCTAGTTGTCTTCTTCTTGTTCGGTAACATTCTATCTGAAAAACGATTGGTTACTGTATAACCACCCATCTTCTTCTTAAATAAATCTAGTTGCTTTACGGGTAACTTCTTTTTTAATTTAGCAGGTCCCTTGGTCGATGGTACAGATTTCCCTTTTGGTAGTATAACACCAAAGTTTTTACCAGGAACTGGTTGTCCTTTTCCAGCTAACTCTCTGTATGCTCTGATTCTATCTGCTTCATCGGACATTAATAGACTCCCTTGAAAGTTCCACCTCTGTTTCTCATTACACCACCCATATTCATCTTCCTATACTTATTTGCCAATCTCAAATTTTCTTTTTCTCTAATTAACATAGGATCTTGAATCTCAACTATAGGGCCCTTGGTTCCCGCACCAGCGCCCTTGGCTTTTATGTTCGCTAACTTAGAGGCTTGTACGTTTAATTTACGTTGGTTTTCCTTTACTTTGGCTAACGCTTGTTTCTTAGTTTTTAGTTTAGCGGCTCTTTCTTTCGCTTGTTTTGCTTCTAACTTCGCTTTTTCTTTTTCTTTTTTCTGATCGGCTTGGAATTTTTCTGCAACTTTAGCAAAGTTATAAGGATCATACATCACCTTTTCTCTTTGCTTCATTCCTTTTTTGCCTGCCATTAGAAACTACCTTTAAAAGTCCCGCCTCTACCTTTCATGACACCGCCCATGTTCATGCGTTTTAGTATTGAAGTAGGTACATTCTTGGCTCGTCTGCCAGTTGCTACACCCATTCTCGGACCCTTGGGACCTGGCTTTTTCGCATCTTTGCTTTTATCGCCAAATTTTTTAATGTTAGCTTCAACAGATTTCTTAACTCTTTCTAGTCTCTGTTGTTCTTTGACATTACCTTCTTTCTTGGCTTTGTTCATGTCTTTCTCAAACTGAGACATATACTTACCAGAACCTCTAGGTGGTTGTTTCTTTTTAGGTCTGCCAGATTTTAGAGTTTTAGATCGATCATCAAGATCGAGCTCTTTTAAACTTGCTCCAGGTGTAGAAACTTTTCTAATTTCCTTCTTCAATAATTTACCATAGTCCTCGAATTCATCCTCAGACATGTTTTTTGGATTTATCTTCATTAAATCAAATGGTGGTTTTTGTTTTTTAGCCATAATACTCTCCTTTAATAGTATTCTCGTTTACTTCTTGGATACCAATCTTCACCTTGATCTTCTCCATCTAAGGTGACAAAACCACCTTGTCTAAATCTCATAACTGCCATCGTCATACTATCACAATAGTCGTCATGATCGCCATTTGGAAAAGATGCAACTTCTTCTATAACATCTTCAGCAAACTTCTCGCCACTAGGATACCATACTTTTCCAGATTCGAAAATAGGAGATACAATGTGCATCCTCGTAGTTTTATCTAAGTTACCCGCCTTTCGTCTACCCGGACTAAACGTCAGCACCGGGAGGTTAAGTAACCTTAATTCATCAGCCAAAGGTTGTCCACTAGCTTTTGCCTCAATCAACATCATGTCTGGTTCCCAGTAATCATTCTCCTCCAAAGCAATCTCCTTTAACTCTGGAAAATTCCAACGTCCCTTCTTCGCATCTAACATTATCAAATGCTGGACACCATTCGCCTTCGGCTCAAATACACCCCATGTCGTAATCGCACTATAGTCTGCTGTCTCTTTTTTACTGTACGCAGTATCATAACTTTGCAAAATGTAATCTAATTTAGGTACCGCCTCCTCTTCCCACGGAATCCACCAGTCACGCTTTATCATCGCAACATCGTCAGATGTCGGATTCTGCTGCCACTGAGCGTTCCATTTCATAGGAGATAACGATGCCTTGACCCTTAATAACTCGTCCTTGTTCCAAAACTCGGGCCACAATAACTTATCATTCGGTAAAATCGCTGGGAACTCCACAACTTCCCATTGGTCAGACATGGTATCCTTCGCTTGTGCTTGTATCAATCTGCCTGTCAAATCCTTCTTCGACCATCTCGTTTGCACAATGATGATGGTTCCCCCAGGTTGTAATCTCTGTCTCGGTCCAGATGTGTACCACTCATAAGTATTATCATATGCAGTCGAGGACAGTGCATCTTGTTCCGAGTGCGGATCATCAATAATCAATAAGTCCGCACCACGACCCGTCATCGCTGCTCCAACACCCGCGGCAAAATATTCACCACCAGCACTCGTCTCCCACCGACCCGCGGCTTGACTGTCTTGCTTCAAATCAGTCTCTGGAAAAACTTCCGTGTACACTGGATCAGCAATCAAGTCCCTAACCTTACGACCAAACCTCACGGCAAGTTCTGTATTCATCGTGGCTTGAATGATCTTTAACTTCGGATTACGGCCCAAGAACCACGAAGGCATGAGATAAGAAGCCATTTCAGACTTAGAATGTCGGGGTGGCATGTTTACGATAAGTCTCTTGAGTTCGCCCTTGGCAATGCGTTCCAATTTTTCTGCAATGATTTTATGGTGCCGCCCAACGATAAAACCCTCATATACATGTTGTGCATAAGCTAAGAAATTTTTTTGAGCTATATCACGGGTGTCCAGTTTGGTTTTCTGTTGCTCAAGCAGAAATACTTCTTGTAACACCTCTTTAGGTAAGACATCTAGGTTCATGTCCCAACGATAATATATCCGAATGAATTTATCAACCCTGCATATGTAGACATGTATAGTAACACCCTCCGTATGTTTTACCCCCTCCCCCCTCTTTGCTTTTGTATGTTGTATCCCTTTTCTTCTAAGTTACCCTAAAAGAATCTAGATTCGCAGAATCAATCTCTCAAGAGGTCGATTGATTTGCTTCATTAGCTAGAATAAAATAAAAATTATTATTTTTATTGTTATTTTATCCTAGCTAATGAATCAGATTATTCTAAGGAATAATCTCTGCGAATCTAGATTCTTTTTCCTCGTGCCATTTTCTGAGTCGCACAGAGCAGATAGTTAACATGTTAATAAGAAAGTTCTGGACTATGGGATAAAATGGGATTATAGTTATATTATAACTTAACCAAGGAGAAATGTTATGACGAAAATTATCTCGAATAATTTCAAAACTTTAGCACACATTGCAGATACACAATTAGATGCAGTGCTAGAGAAAAGACATGTGAAGCGATACCACTTAAGAAAGCATCGTTCACAATTACCTTACATATCTTTTGATACATTAAAAGATGTGACAAAGTTTTTAACTAGTAAGAATAAGTTCTAGGGAGGAGGTGTAATGAAGTGTTCAATTTGTACTAATGAGATTGACGTACAAGCTAATGGATACGAGGGAGGGCATAACGCTCTTCCTCTTTCTAGTGGAAGATGTTGCACCAAGTGTAATGATACAGAAGTTATTCCGATGCGAATGGCTTTTATTGCGAGTGGTAGACCGATTCCGACAGTTGCAATCAAAGACATTCTGAAAAGAATGAGGGAACAAGAAGCCTTGGTAAAGGTATCTTTGAAAAACTTAACCAAAGAAATAAATGAGAGGAAGAATAAATGATAGACGATAGAGACTTCACTTATTCTTCTGATGCCGAATGGGACAGAGCCGATGCGAGGCTTCAAGGAGAATTAAATCCAGAAAAGCCGTATGTGAATACAAACAGAGATGTCTGGCATGTAAATCCGTTCTGGGGAAAGTATGACAAGCATGGTCGCCCTCTACAAAAAGAAGCACCTTTCAAGGTAATCCCACATCCAGAAGATTTTGACTAAACAAGTTTCCTTGGGAAAAGGAGGAGCCTCGGCTCTTCCTTTTTTTTGTCCCAAATTTCCCCCCGCGACCCCGACCCAGGCCTCAGCACCTTCAGCGTCCAGCACCCTTAGTCGCTTGGTTCGCAAAAGAAACATGAATCGCAAACTTTCTTGTTTTTGATAGATACTTGCGATTCATGTTTAGCCACCCCTTACTCCAGGCCGCAACCCGTGGTGCTGCAGCAATCCCCTTCGGGAAGCAAAACTTGCAGAGACTCGCAAGGTTATTAAAAATTCTTGTGTTGCGAGTCTCTGCAAGTTTCTCAATAGCTTTTTGCGTTGCAAAAAGCTATTGACTATCTCAGGGATTCTGATATTATCTTATATGTAACATATAGAAAGGAAAAACAATGTACGTTTTATTTTGTTATGGAGTTTATGGTTACTACGAAACTCACGAAGAAGCGTTAGCCATGTATAAAATTTTAGAGAAAAAAGGCTACCGAGAAGTTTTATCAATAGAAAAAATGGAGGACTAAACATGAAGCAATATCCAATATGGAATATAATTACGGCTTGTATTTACAAGAGTGCGAAATCTTACGGAGTTAGAAACACGGGAGATGTTGAGGTTAGAGTTGGGACATCTTCGAGAAACTCACATAAATTTTTACAACACACGACAACCCACCGACTGCTTAACAATGGCGACAGAGAATATCGCTTTTATATTGATGGCGAATGTGTCAGACGAGCCATACTGAAAAAAGGTGCAGACGACCTCACACCACTAGAACCACAACAAGGTTATAGTGAGTACGAAGAACTTTCAAGAATAGAGTCTTTATAAACAAAAGCTCCACCCGAAGGGTGGAGCTTTTTTCTTTTGCCTTCGTTCACGATTCCCTTGTCTCGGTTCGCAAAGATGCAGAAGTTCGCAGACTTCACTTCTGCAAGATAGATGCCACTTTGCGATTTGCAGAGGACAAACAATCTTCAATACTCCCGTAGATTAAAAACCCAGGAATTTCGTGGGACAGAGAA